GCCCCGCAAGTTGTGAACGACGCGCTTGACCATGTGGTGTCAGCAAAGTCCGTAATAGCCGTAGTGCTGTCAGCAGTAGGAGTGACGTTAGTGAGCGTGTTGCCGCCCGCCGTGTATCCTGTGCCGCTGGCTTCGTCGGTGTTACCGGTAATGTTAGAGTAGTTTGTACTCGCCGCGCCGTACGTGCCAGAGCCTGCAGCAGCAGACTTTAGCAGTGCGATCTTGAATACATCTGCGCCGTTGGTGAAGTCGTGAAGACCCTTGAGCAGCTCAACTTTAAAGCTGGTGGGCATTGCGGTAGTGACGGTAATAGCCATGTTAACTCTCCAGTAATTTTACAAGTTCCGGATGCCCAGCGGCGCGGAATTTATTTGCTAAAGTAGTGTGGTTAGACCGCACCGCTTGTCTCATGTAATGCACCAGCACCCCACGAATATCGTTTTTAAAGGCTTCGGCTTGATCTCGAATAACCGGGTGACAGTTGCCGCCCACGGACACAATCTTGTTCAGCGCCTGCTCTGCCAGCTCTTCAGGCGTAAAGCCCCGCCCAGACACCAGCGTTGCCTTAATCTCGCCTATTTCTGCCCCACCAAACGCGCTAAGCATTGCCTATCTTCCTCTTTATTTGACCATCACGGTATGCGTCTCCACGCAGTTTACCGTCACCAACTTGAATAAGCAAAGTGAGTGCCTGTACGTACAACTTCTCGTACAACGCCACCATGTCAGGCTCACCCTTCTGGAAGCGTATCGCTTCAACCAACGCGCCGTTAAGCAACGCAGAATCAAACTCATCCCCAAGCCACGTGGTGCCGGCCGTCACAATAGACTCTGGGTAGTACGAGAAGTGAATCTCGGAGTTGTAGTTTAAGTTGGGGGTCGGGCCAAGAATGAACGTATTCTGGTCAAACACCGCGTAGTGCTTGGGCTGTCCGGTATCAGTTGGCCCGGGGTATGCCTCGCGTATGAAGTTCACGTCTTTGTTCAGCAGGTAGTAGTAGTCGCCGTCGGCGTCAATAACCGCCAAAGAGTAGACGTACAACATGCCGGTGGGCATCGTTAAGTACTTGTTGCCAGAGGTCAGCGAACCTGTTTGATTCTTACGAAACGCAGGCAGCTCTACCGTCGTGTAGATTTTTTGCTCTGCTTGTTGAGTAAACATAGCGAGCTGGTCTGCTGTGAACGTCTGTACGCAGATGTCTTCTATGTTTTGAGTCAGTTCGCTGTAGTTCACGGTTTACCCCTTACGCCATTGGACCACGAGCCATCGTGCCCTTGGTCGCTGCGCCGTTACCGCGGGTCTTAACACCGCTGCTTTTTACATCAATCGGCTGGTTAACGGTGTCTACTTTGTACACCGTCGGTATCACCGGCATTACAACGACTTTTGGTTCCTTGGTGCTGTTCTTCATGTTCATCTCCTAAAATATAACTATTCTTACGTAGCCTACAGTGCCGCCAGAGCTTACCCCAAGTACCGGGAGGATCAACGCTCGCTCTTCTGGGAACTCGTTAAAATCAGGTCTTGGGTTTCGCAGTGCCTGCGGGTCATCTACAGGAAACTCACCCAAATGCAGCTGCGGGTGATCCGGGTTCCAGCACTCAGTGCACGCCATGACGTTGGTATTTCTGCCCTTAACAATCAGCTCTCGCAGCTCTCTTAGCTTGTAAGGGAACCCGCATACATCACAGATTGATAGCGACTTTTGACCTGAAGCATACCGGCTGCTCATGGCTACCTCGTATAAAACATACGTGGTACGAAGCGAACGGGTGCTTTCTCACGATCTTCGCCCGCCGCCAGTTCAAACTGACGCTCGTATTCTGCCTGAATCATCGGTACACGCGGCATCAAAGCCGGGTCTTTCTGCGCAATGTAGTACGCCAGCCCCGCCACCAAACATGGCAAGAACCGGAAGTTTACATCGGGAGTCTGCACACCACTGCCAGCGTCTTGAATCCTGCGCATTCGCCAGTACTTAATAATGTAGTAGGGGGCGTTAATCGTACCTTGGTCTGGCACAGGCCACAGAGTGACCGTGGGGTTATCCCGGGCGCGATCAATATACAGCTGAATCGGCCGACCTTGGTTTAGTTTATTGGGGATAGTGGAGTAGGTAGAAACGCTTATCCGTGAGATGTTCAGGTCTGACTGAGTAGACGCATTACCCGCACCGGTGCGCACAACGTGCTCAAGCAGGTCTATAGTGTCGGCAGGCAGGTTGTACGTGGCAACACCCTGACCGAGGTTTATCGTGCCTTCCTCAATCGTCCACATGTTAAGACCACGGTTCTGCCACTCAATAGTCAACAGATTCATCGAACGGCGTGCAGTTCTAAGGTCGTACCCCGAACGCATTTCACGTCCAGCACGCTCCCACGCCTCTTCCGCGATCTCGGTGAAGTCTAGGTTAAACGCTGTGGTGCCGGATGTTGCCATTACCTTTTCCTCTTCAGCGGGTCAACCCGTTTGGGCGCCCCAGCTGGTTGTCCCAAATTCTTCTTTTGGGCTATTCTGGACTTTTTTTCCGCCGCAGTCATTTCGCTTGAGGTCTTCGGCGTTTTCTCGGAGACCCGCTTGCTCGGTCTACAGTAAGGCGTGCCGCGTTTTTCACCTTCTTGGCGACCACACGCCTTGCCGGTGCGTACATCTTTCCAGTCTTCTTTGAACCAGCGCTTTAACGACGCACCTTTTTCAGTCTTGCGAACGGCCATTTTAGCCGCCTCGCTTACGACATTTGGCAATCGCACCAGAAGCGTAGGCTGATGGGAAAACTTTATATTGTGCCTTCACCTTATTGTAGCAGGCGTCTTTGACGGTGCCTCCTTTCTTAAAGGAAGCCCCCGGCTTTTTATCGGGGGCAACCGCCCCCATCCCGCGACAGGGCATCATACTTAGACCATCTTGCCTTTGGTGTGGCCTTTAGCAACTATACCGTCAGCGCGAGTCACACCGCCTGCAGCGTAGCCTTTCTTCGCCATACCACCGCCCATCATTTTCTTGGTGCCGCAAGCAGAGCCGCCTTTAGCCATATTCTTGGTGGGGCCAGAGCCTTCCATGTCCATACGCTTACGTGGAGACATCATCTTCATATTCATCATTTCTTTGCTCCTTTAGCTTTACGCTTATCGGCATTGTTGAATTCTTTACCAACTGACTGTGGAACACCCACCTGCTTAGCAAACTTCGGATTGTTCGCCACTGCGGCCATGAACTTTCGTTGTCGTTTGGATACAGTAGGCATGATCTACCTCAGCAATTCCAAGCCCGCAGGCTCTTATTTATCCGACTGTTTGGGTCACTGGCGGTCTTACTGCTCGTGTTCTTGGCCTTCATCCCTTTCATTCTGGCGCAAAAAGACTTTCGTCTGGCTGCGTCTTTGTCGGTTTTAGGCTTCGGCGCAGGGGGTTTAAGGTTCATACCCTGAGCTTTTGCAGAGGCGCGACCCTTGGCGTTTAATCCACCTTTAGGGTCTTTGCCTTCCTTACGAGTCCACGCTGGTGATTTAGCCACAGAACACCGTCACACTTGTGATTTCACTTAGGGTCATTACCGCAAAATCTGTTCGATTACTGCGAGTGGTTAAGATACCTTCTCCCGGAATAATAATGCTATCGGAGAATGCGGTGCCTGTCGGGGTATCTACCTGCAGTAACAAAGAACCACTAGAGCTGTTCAGGTTAAACTTTATTGACCCCGCGGTTGCGGTTGCAACGTAGTACAAGCCCTTGATCCGCGTACGGGGGAGCGCCAGAGAACCAACAGAACCGATCTTCACGTTGCCCGCAGAGGCACCGCTTGCCGTGATTCGACTCACCACCGTGTAGAAGTTAGCCGACGTAGCCACACCGACGTTAGCACCGGTCACCACTTCGGTCGTATTAGCCCCGGTCAGATCACCGACCTTGATACCGACGATGGTAAAAGTAATTCCAGCGTCGTTACCGGCAGATGTTATGCCAATCTTATACCCCGTGCCGTACGGTGACACACTGGTTGTCAGCAGGGTCAAAGCACCAGCGGCTGCAATAGACGCGTTGGTGCGAAGAATGTCGTCATCCGGGGCCGAGTTTATCGCCCAAATATCATATTGCATGACTTACTCCTTGATGAGACCCTGTAAGATCATCGCTTTTCGCGCAGCTGAGCCCACGGCAGGCAGCTCAACAGGCGTAGGTGCTTGTTCCTTGGTGGTCTTTTTGGCTGGTTTTTTAGCCTTTTCGACGTCACTCATGGCTTACTCCTTAGCGGGTTTGTGTCCCGATGATGTAATCCAACGTGGTTACACGTGTGCCGCTGGCGGAACCAGACACGCTCATGGCTGCCATCGTCAGGTTTTCGTCATCAGGAATGTTGGTGATGTGCTGGGCAACTTGTCGGCCGTTAACGAAGAACGTCACGCTACCGGTGTTAGCCACGTTAAACGAGAGAACGACGTACGTGTTGTCAGCCAAGTCCACACCAGAGTCGGTGGAAGTCTCAGTGCCGTTCTTCTCAGTCTTGCACAGAATTGACGCGTTACCGTCGTCCACTTGGAACACGATGCGGTCCGCAGCGGTCAACATAGCCTCTGGGTTGGTCGCAAAGTTAACGGTTAAACCGACACAAATGTCAGTCTGGTCAGCGTCGTTGCATTTGATGCGGGTGGAGAAGAAGATGCCAGTGTTTGCAGCTACAGCAAATATCTCGTTGCCCTGAATGGAAGCGCCATCGTCGTCAGTTGTAGCAGTAGATGTCAGAGCCAGCTCACCACCAACAGTGTCAGCCACGATACCCACGGAAGCACCGGAGTCTTTGATAACAGTCCAATCATTGGTGGAATCAAACGCCACACCAACGAAGTCGTCCATCAAGGAGAATACAGCAGGGTTGACGCCAATCGGCATCTCGGCCATACCAGCGAAGTAAGCGTTTGTGTTTGCACCAGAATAGAGTAACGGACCGGAGTAATGAGTAGCCGACATAATGAAATCCTCACATGCGAGTAGTGCGCTTCAGTCTGCATGTCGTCCGCCCGACCGGTCTGCAGCGCATAAAATGTTTCGGGGTTACGTACTTTTTACGTTGTTTTGTCCTTGTTGTCAACGCGCAAATAAAAAGGGCCCCGAAGGGCCCTCTCGTAACGACGTAAGTCGTTGATTTTATTACGCTGCGCCGGGGCTGCCGAAGATTCCTAAACTGTCAGAAACTCCGAAGCTGTACCGCTCACGCGCTTTGTAACGAGCGTTGCCCGTGTCAAAGTCGGCGTCCATTGAAGTCTGCATCGGGGTACGGACGAAGTGCTTCAGACCGTTCGGGATGTCAGTCATCAGGAACCATGCG